GGAACAGGAGGTCAAATAACTACAGATTATTTAGATGCTAACTACATACAATTTCCAGTATCTCAAGGTAATGCTACATTAGTAGGAACAAGTGTTTTAGGTGATATTACACAACAAGGTGATTTTTTATACAACAGGTGATTTATTAGTAAATGATGTAAATATAATCACAGAAATAGATGCTAAGCAAACAGCAACAACCAATACAATTATTGTTAACGTTGGAGATAATCTCAAAGATACTATAAATAATATGGGTGTAAATGATACAATAAAAGTAAGCGGTGGAACTTTTACAGACAATATAAGCATATCAACCAATAGTGGAACACGAACACAAGGCAATGTCGTTGGAAGAAAAAATAAAACTATTCTTAGCGGAAATCTAACCATAAGGAGTGGTGTATTATTTTCTTTGACAAATTTTAAAATAACTGGTAATACATATGTCAATAATAATACAATATTTCTACCATTTGAATCAATAAATCAAAGTTTTACGAATTGTGAGTTTAAAATGATTGAACTAAGAGGCGGAAACCAAACCTTGACTTTTACGGATTGTAAAATTAATAATAGTTTTCGTTCATTAAACGCCCGTATATCAGGAATTATTAATTTTATTAGATGTGATTTTACTGGTTCTTCATTCAATCTATTACATCCAGAAAACAAAAACGCAATCGTTATGACGGATTGTATTGGTCTTCCAGATGATGTTGCTCTTGATACACAAAATTACACAGTGAAAGGTATAACTGGATATACAACAAAAATAGGAGCATTTTTAAGTCATTCCTATACAGCAAATGAAACCCCTACTTTAACCAATGAATTGACTTCAAAATCTTATGTGGATAGTCAAGTTGGAACAAAACAAAATACTATAAATGATGATGATTTGACTATCGCTCAAACGGCAGAATTACAGACAGCATTAAATGATAAACAAGACACGATAGAAGATGGAGATTTAACCATAGCATTTACAGACGGACTACAATCAGCATTAAACGATAAACAACCAACGATTGAAGATGGTGATTTAACCATAGCAAACACAAATGGATTACAATCAGCATTAAATGATAAACAAGACACGATAGAAGACGGAGATTTAACTATAGCAAAAACATCAGGATTACAGACGGCATTAGATAATAAGCAAGATGAAATAACAACAGACGCAGAATTAACCTTAAACTCAATCACAACTACAGATTTAGTGGTAAATGAGAGTTTGAATATTGATAATGTAATTACTTATGAAAAATATAAGCAATTCAATAGTATCGTCATAAGAAAACAAGATGAAACAGATTTTGAAACAATTAATTTGAATGAAATACAATGTTGGGTGGGTGGTGTAAATATTATGGTATTAGATACAAATACACTAACGAGTTATTTTGCTAATTGGACGGAAAAAGACACTCCTCTTGGTGCCCAGCGAGCAACAAATAATATGTATAATAATATCATTGAGATTGATCCCGATTTTGGAACTCATAGTGGTGGTTCTTCTACAAATGCTCTTATCATTAAAGATATTCCGCCGACGTTTATAAACGATATTCAGGCAGTTGTTTTATATAATAGATCCAATTCGTCACAAAGAGCACAAGGACTTATCATTGAACTTTATAATACGGATGACGACCCATCTTTAATTGAACCATTATCAACCACAAATCCTATAAGCACAACAAGAATCATATATAGATTTGACTTTCCAGCAATAGATACATATCCAGCAGGTGATTTCACAGATAGTAATTATATCACAAATATCATAAGTGAGACAAGTGCCGAAACAGAACACGCTATTATAAACGACATTGATACTGATATTAATATTAGCGGTAATGCTTCTATTACAGGTGATTTAGTAGTAGGCACAACCAATATCATTTCTGAAATAGGAACAAAACAAGATGAAATAACAACAACAACTGATTTAACAAGTAATTCCATCACAACTATAGGAAGTGGAACAATAGGTGGAAATCTAACCATTACAGGAAAATTAACGAACCTAAATACAACCTGCTTTTAAAGCGGTTTCAGGGATATCATCTCAAGTTCCAGCAGGAACTCCTATAAAGTATAATACTGAAATTATAGATAACGATAATGCTCATATTACAAGCACAGGTGAATATACAATTAGAAAAGCAGGGAATTGGTTTTTTTATTATAGTTTCCAAAGTAATGGTGTAGCATTTAATGTTCAACTACAACAAAATGGGGTCATTAGAGACCAAGTCAGCACAGACACAACACCAACTATAAATACAGATTTAGGTTGTAAAGGAATGGCAATTATTCCTTGTGTTGTGAATGATGTGATAAGAGTTTTTGTTTTTCAGGGTCTGTTAGAGTTGAAAATGCTGACGAATATCATTCTTTTGGTGGGTATTTGATTGGATAATTCTCTACAATAATTTCTTTACTTTATATATGGAAAAGGTCTCACTTCCAATGATAATTAATGATTTACGCTCTCGTCGTGATTGCCTTTCGTTGGCACATGAAAATCTGAAAACAAAAAGTGATAATTGGAACAGAATATAAGATAAAACTGGAAAATGCCTCATAATTAATAATATCTCTACATAATATAAATGAACTGGTCACACTCCGTAGATAGTTTGCTGGATAAAATAAGATTGAATGCGGTGTATCTTACCAATAGGCATATCAACAATCATTTATATTATAAGAATTGTAGTGTTTGGTTTGAACTTCCAACTATTGTTTTAAGTGTATTTAGCGGTTCGTTTAGTGTAGGTGCTGACCCGTTCGCAGACCAAGAACTTATTAGCATTGTGAGTTGTTCTATTTCCATGTTGATTACCATTTTGACATCTATCAAACTTTACATGAAAATTCAAGAAAATTCTACGCAAGAGCAAGAACTTGCAGTATCTTTTAAAACATTAGCTTTAGATATTTTTAAAACTTTATCTTTACCCGAAGAAGACAGAGGAATTGACGGTTTGATCTATTTAAATAAAACTTATGGCAAATATGTTAATTTAGTAGAAAATTCACAAATATTAAACAAGTTCAACAAAAAAGACCAGTTGCTTGTCATTGACCCTAAGTTACTCGTAAGTAGTTCCAACAACTCACTAACAGACGAAGAAGAATCACAAAACAAACCAACACATATTTCCAGTTTAGATAGGATACTATAAATTATAATGTTAATATAATATAAGATGCCTAAAAAAAAGATGCCGTGAGTAAAAATGGAATGGTAGATTATTACAAAGTCATGCCTCGTAAATTCTTACTACAAAGTCATAATCCGAAATTCAAAGACCATAAATTGAACTTACCTTTTAGAATGCTTATTATTGGAGGGAGCGGAGCAGGTAAAACACAGACCTTAATGAATTTAATCCGTATTATGAATGGAACGTTTAACAACATACACATTATTACCAAAAACAAAGATGAACCGCTTTACAATTACCTTGAAAGCAAAGTAGATAATGGTTTAACCATAACTGAAGGCATTGACTCCGCTCCAGATTTAGATGAATTTGATAAGAAGGAACAAACGCTAATAGTTATGGACGATTTAGTATTGGAAAAAAACCAAAAGCAATTGGAACAATATTTCATACGAGCAAGGAAACTAAATTGCAGTTTGGTGTATTTGTCTCAATCCTATTTTAGTGTGCCGAAAATGATAAGAATGAATTTAAATTACCTCATTATCAAACGATTGAATACATTACAAGATTTATTTCGTATGTTGCGTGAGTATTCTTTAGGCGTATCTAAGGAAGTATTGGTGGATTTGTATCAACATTCTATTCAAGACAACAAACAAGATTTTCTATTGGTAGATTTAGACAGCGAACCAAAAGACCGATTTAGGTTTAACTTTTTAGATGTATATGACTTAAAAGGCTCTGCCCTTTAAAACCCGACGAAGGGGGACGGAACCCCCTAAAAGACTAAAAACCTAAAGGCTTTGCCCTTTAAAACCCGACGAACCCCCTAATTTACGCAGAATTAACGCAGAATTAATTATATTAAATCCTAATATTTTTTTCTTTGGTTATATTATAATGTTTGTAGGTAATTTTACGAGTGTAGCAGACGAAAGAGCAAAGAAAAAAAACCAAAAGGATGTGTTAAAACTGATGATTCAAAACGAAGCAATGAAAGAGCGAAAAGTAAAAGATTATCAAAATCCATACAATCCGCCTGAAGTTCCTCCCCAATATAAATCACGAGCAGAGCGACGAGGAGATACCGCAAAACAAGAACAAGAAGCGATTACCAATTTACAGAGTTTGTTTGACTTTGATGTAAGAGGTATAAACCAAATCATGAGCGAAATACGCAAAGTAAGAAACGAAGATGGTCTTATCATTTTCAATGCCTTGTTTCCACAAATCCGTAATCGTATAGTGAATCAAACAAATCCTAATTTATTGACTCCAGAGTTCGTGAGTGACATCATTCGTGAATTTATTATTAGAGCAGAAGATACAAATCCATTGACAAGAGTGGAAGGTGATATTGTTAGTAACGCTTTTGATGATTTAGAATTAGAATACAATGTAGATATCATAAGTGATTTAGTGGAAAAATCTATAGAATTAGGTATGATTGTGGATAATTTAACAGATTTGAAAGGTTTAATGTATCAAATGGACTCTACGATAAAAGACATGAAATCCAATGTTTCTTTAACTTCAATGGATATTGACGAATTATCCAAACGCATATTAAAACTTTATAAAAAATTAGGTGTGCCTTCTTTAGGACAACTCCGTAAGTTAGAAACTTCTAAAAATGTAGAAAGAGATATTGAAAGAATCAATGACAAAGTAAATCCGGATGCTCAAGCATTTGAGAGCGTAAGAGTATCTATTATCAAAGACATACGAGAAGGTGATGTAGAACAACGATTGAAACAAGCAGAATCAACTAAATTAAGTTCTAACGCTTCCATTCAAGACATAATAGCAAACAGCGTGGGAGAATATAGAAAACAAGAGCAAATGGCAGAGCAAATGGCAGAGCAAATGGCAGAGGTAGAACAAATGGCAGAAGACGAACCTTTAGAAGAAGGCGAAGAATCACTAACTCAAGAAATAATGTCTTTAAACGCAGGTGACATAGCAGACATAGCAACTATATTAACAGATGGAGTTGTATATAGAACCAACGATGGACCAAAACAATTAAACGGAGATAAAATTAGAAAACTATTTGTAAAACAATTAAGAGAATTGTTGAGAGACAATGGTGATTTTGAAGATGCTTTCAACGATAAATTTAGAAGTATTTCACAAAAAGATGCTAAATTAAACACATTATCCACAGGTAAAGAACCGCTTATGGAAACCGCAACGGATGTGTTGGACAAATACGTTCAAGCAAAACAAGAAAGTGGATTGGATAAAACGATTAATTTATCGAGATATAGTCAAACCAAAATAGATGATAAATTATTTCCAGCATTTAATTATCCAGAAGTCATGAAAAGAGGTTTCGGTATACATAATGAGGAATTAGAAGCACAAGCACAATTAAATTCCATGCCTCGTGTTGCTTTTCAAGTGAAGAAAAAAGGCAGACCAGCAGTGAAAATTGGTAAAGGGATTGATGTTGCGATTCCACAAGATACTTATAAAACATTTGGAAAACATTTGATTCATTATCCTTCTTTAAGAGATGATTTCAAATTATCTATAAAATACCCTTCTCGTTCTAAGAATGTGGGCAAAGTGAAAGTGGTTTCACCAGAATATCGTGAATTACTTATGGATATGTTGGAACGAGGAGTTCTAAGTGATAGAATGTATGACAAATTAGTAAATGAAGAAAAAGAACACTTCAATCAAGCCGTAAAAGCAAGTGGGCTTATGGAAACGATTAAATTGAAACCAATACACGAAGACAAAAAAGATTTAGTAGAACGGTTCAAAGTATTGCGAGGCCAATTTATTGCTGGTAACAACGCACCTACACTAATTAAAGAATTACGTTCTGTGATTTTACATTTCATGGAAAAGGGACAAATCCAAAAACAAGACGGTTATGATCTATTGAAAGAATTGTCTGCTGTTGAAAAATAATTTCTATCAATATAATATAATGGGAAAAACAATTATATTAAATACTTCTAATATAGTGGAAAATTCAAACAACACTAAACTTGTATATAACTTTCCAAGCGGAGGATTCACATTTAAAAACGATATGATTGCTCTACTATCTTTGTATCAATACTTTAGCATTTTCAATATTACAAGTGATTATGGTAACAATAGTTTTAGTTATACATGGTTTGATGGATTGGAATATTCAATCACGATTCCAGATGGTTATTATGAAATTAGCGATTTAAATTCATACTTCCAATCCGTCATGATTGCCAACACACATTATATGACGAATTCTGCGGGGCAATTCATTTACTTTTTAGAATTTATAGTCAATACTTCAAGGTATGCAGTTCAAATAAATTCGTATCCTTTAGACGCTACTATACAATCAACCAATGGTTATATATTACCAAGTGGGGCATCGTGGTCTGTCCCTACTACTTCCACTTTATCACAATTCAATATCAACACATCAGGTTTTGGTGAAGTTTTAGGGTATGAAATTGGTTCGTATCCTTCTAATCAAACTGGTTCAACCACTGCCAGTTTTTTAAGTAGTGTTGCTCCACAAATAACTCCATATAGTTCCATATTAGTGTCTTGTAATTTAGTCAATAATAGAGCGGTTATTCCATCTAATATTTTAAGTAGTTATACTCCTTTAGGAACAAGCATTGGTGGTTTATTTAAATTTGAACCAAACTATTTACAATTTGCGGATGTGGAAGACGGACAATATACTCAATTTGTTTTGGAGTTTAGAGACCAATTAAGTCGTCCAATTATCATACGAGACCCTAATATGTTGATGACTTTATACACAGAAACGAAACATACGAGACCCTAATGAAGAAACGAAAAATAAAAATATCTAATATATATATATGCCGGGTTGTTATCATTCCAAACGAAAGGATGTCGTGGAGTCATGATTAAAAAGGTAAAGCGGTTGTGGAATCAAACGAATGTTTAGAGATGGACTCGCTGGTTTAGGAAAGAATGCTGAAAAAGTGAAAGACGATGTTGCTCCAAGAATGAAAAAAGCAACCGAAGCATTTAAGAAATTTGATGGATTACAAATAGATACTTCAAAAGGAAAACCTAAAAAATATATTTCGTTGAATTTTTAAGTTTGTATTAATTTTTTTTCTGTGGATATACTATAATGGATAATTTGGTTTTTGAAGAGAGTATTACAACTGAAACCGACCAAAGTGAATTTACAGAAAAAAAATGGGTGTATGTCAACGACAACAACGCACAGAATTATTCGTCTCAAGTGGTGATTGATTCTACGCCACTATCCAATGCTGGTGGTTATGTGAATTGGAGTGAAGGATACATTCTTATGCCTTTAGTGGTGGAAGCAACTGCTACTGCTGGTTTAGACGATGCTGATTCGCATAACATGATGGGATTTAAAAATGGTTACTGGAACATGATTAACTCAATGAGTGTTGAATTTAATAATCAAACTATCATCCAACAAACCCCTTTTTTGAATGTATTCCGTTCTTTCAAAGCACACACTTCGTTTAGCGAAAGCGACGTCATCAATCACGGAAATGAATTAGGTTATGCTCTTGACACTCCTTCTTCATGGGGTTATACACAAGCGGATAATTTGAGTGGTCGTGGTATTTACAACAACGAATATGCTCCTGCTACTTCTGGTCATGCTTTGACATCAAACTGGGATTTAGGTTCTCATAACGAGGGATTGCGGAAACGCATGGAAAACACCAATAAATTTACCAGTGGTAAAGGTAAGAGTGCTGTTATTGCGGAAGCGACTCGTGGGTTGCTTTACCAATCACGATGTGTTTCTAAAAGTGCTACTTCCGTCGTTTGGGAAGTGTATGCCAAACTTCGTCTAAAAGATTTAACGGATTATTTTGAAAAATGCCCTCTACTTAAAGGTTCTACTATGCGGTTTCTCATCAATACCAATCAAGCGGAAGTTTCCTTTACGCCAACTGCTACAAATCTTCCTGCCGTTCAAGCATCTGTATTGAGTGGTAATACTTGCCCTATTATGCTTACTTCGCAAAAACCAACCACCGCAACACAAAGTGGAGGTAAAACTTCTTTAGGAACAAATGCTGTTAAACTTTCCGTAGATATTGTAAAATCTCGTCAAAATGGTCATCAAACGTCTTTGACCTCGTGCCGTCTATATGCTCCTCTTTATAAATTTAATCCTTTAGCAGAACAACGCTATTTATCTCTTGCTCCTACCAAGCGTGTAGAATATGAAGATGTATTCCAATACCAATTTAACGGTGTCAATGCTGGAGATACCTTCAATTTCTTGGTTTCAAATGGTATTTCGGATATCCAAAGTGTATTGGTTGTTCCTTTCCTTTCTTCGTCTGCGAATAATAATATGAATCCGTTTTTATCTCCTTATGGAACGGCTGGAGCGACGCCTGATCCTGTGCCACTTCAGCAATTTAATATTCTACTTTCAGGTGTCAATCTTTTCCTTGAAAATGAAGAATACGATTTTCAAGCGTTTTCTCATCAACTTGCTTCTTCTAATCAGTTGAATGGTGGTCTCACTACTGGTTTAGGAAGTGGTCTAATTGGTAAATTTGAATTTGAAAACCTTTACCGCTACTACTATGGTAACGCATCTCGTTCTCTACCAAGTGAAGAGGGTGTATCAAAGTCTGTCCAAATTGTAGGCAAGAATGCGTCAGCTCAGCAAATTTCCCTTATGTGCTTTGTTGTTTTTCGGCGGAGCATGACGGTCGACATTCAGACAGGGGCCCGAATTCAATAAGTATTTGAATAAATATTTTATAATTCAATAATATATATGACTACCTATAAACAACGCTTAAATGAAAAATATGGATTGGATAAAGATACGGAACATACTTTAAAAGAATTAAAAGATTTGACTGGAGTTCCTATAAAGATTATGAAAGAAGTGGAAAAACGAGGTAAAGGAGCATACGCAAATAATTTAGGTTCAGTTAGATTAAATGATTTTAGTAAAAACGACGATTTACGAAAAGGAGCATCTAAACGATTATCTATGGAACAATGGAGCAAGGCAAGAATTTACGCATTTTTATTTAAGAGTATATTCCAAAACATGCGATACAAAAAACACGATATGGACTTATTTGACGAATTAAAGAAAAAGAAGATTATATAACTTTAGCAAAATAGCAAATCATTATTGTGAGAATATTTAACCAAACATCTATGTATTTTTCATCTATTTCTTGTGAAGAATAAAACATATTAACCAATACTACATAAAAATCGTAATCGTTCATTTATATAGTATATCAACATTTTTTTCTTTTGATATGTATATATGGAACAAATTCAATTGAGTATTTCACCTGCGCAAATGACAAAAATACGAAAAGGAATGCCTATTCAAATTAGTCATGGTTCAATGGGTAATGGAGATGTAGTGGTTTCATTACATCCAGAAAACGCAAAGAAAATGATGTCCGCTTTTAAGCGTGGCAAAGGATTACGGATTCAAATGGACGAAGATGAAGTTCGTGCTTCAGGATTACTTGGTAGTTTGAAGAAATTAGGGAAAAAGGTAGAAAAAGGAGTGGTTGATGTAGGAAACAAAGTTGCAAAACCAACAAAAAAAATAATATCTAAAATACCAAAACCTATTCGAGATGTGTTACAAGATGAGGCACAGGGATTAATCGATACAACAGGAACTACTTTAGGAATGATGGTAGGTCAAGCAACTGGAGATGAAGAATTAGGTGACATGATTAATCAAGGAATTAGCGACACAGGTAATGAATTCCTTTCAGGACAACGTCTTTCTTTAGGCAGTAAAATTTTGCCTATTGCGAAAAAAAGTGTAAATGTTGTTGTGGATAATATTGAAGACCCGCAATACAGAGCAGTAGCAAAACAAATCGTGAAAAAATCAGGTGCTGGATTATATGGCAAAGCCGGTTCTGGACTTACTGGACGTGGTTTAAGCGGTTCTGGATTATCTGGTTCAGGAATGCGAAACAGACGACCTATGCGTGACTTTGATGAGGAAGGTATGGGAAAAATGAGAATTTTACCAGAACGAGGTCGTAATGTTATACAACCATATCCTCCTCGTCGTATGCCACGATTTGAAAAAGGGTCTCAAGAAGCAAAAGATTTTATGGCATCTATTCGTAATAACAAACAAGGTAGTGGATTTTTTTCAAATATTGGAAAACAAATAAAAAAGGAGCAAAGGAAACAGGAAGAGATTTTCAAAGAGGAGCAAAAGTAGGAAAAAAAGCTCTATTTGGGAAACGAATTGGAGATGAAGCAGCGTTTGTATTACCTATTGCTGGAACGGTTATGGGTGGGGCTGCGGGTTCTTTCGTAGGCGGCCCTTTTGGTAGTGCTTTAGGAGGTGCTGCGGGGGGTGCTGGTGGTAAGGCATTAGCAGACCAGATTAACAAAAGAGGTTACGGAATGAAAGGCGGAAAAGGACGAAGAAATTCTATGGTAAGACCCGCGAGTGATATGCCTACCTTTAGTCCATATGCTACCTTGTATTCCGCACAAAATCATCCATTTACTCCACGTAGTAGTTTCCAGAATGGTGGAACGGGCGAACGCATCATGTAAAATAAATATGTATATAAAGTATATGAGTTTAACCAATTTTGATTTACATCGTTTGTGTAAAAGAATGGACTTACCAATAGTGGGTGTATTTAGTAAAGACGAACTTGAACCTATACCTCATCAAATAGGAACATATTACATTAATATGAGCGATGCTAAAGAAGCAGGCACTCATTTTGTTTGTTTCAAAATCGTTTGCGATGAAGATAGAGATAATTATAAAGGTAAGAAAAATAAAGAGAAAGTATGCGAAGCAATCTATTTTGATAGTTTTGGGATTGACATGCCTATTGAAGTAGAGAATTATTTAAAAACTTTAGACCAATTGCGTATAGTAACCGACACATTCAAAATATCCATAGTGATGTGTGTGGATGGTATTGTTTGCTCTTTGATTATGCTTTAGAACACAAGCAAATGGATGACTCTTATGTAGAAGATTACGAACGATTTCTAAACAACTGGAGTGACAATACCATAACAAATACTAAATTATTGAAAAGTATTTTTAAAGATATACCATAAATTATATAACTAATAAATGTTCTAAGGGGTCAAATAGTTTAAAAAATATATCTATGTAATATATAATGAAAACTCACGATGATATTCAATTAACTAAATTTTTAAATAAGGAAAAATATGGCGATTTTGTTAGAGTAAATAATGTCTGTGTGTTTAGGGGAAAATCGAAGGCAGTTTGTGTAAATATTGATTTACATTTAATTGAACCTCACCAAAGTAGATTATAGGATGCATAAGCGGGACTATACGGTTCGGCATCTTTCCATTTTTTGTTTCGTTTCAAAAACTTTTGTCTCCTTTCCTCGTCTCTATGTTTAGTAAAATCTTGATAGAGAGATGAACCGAAATGGATTCTCTTGTCAGTATATGGATCTATCAACATATACTTTTTATTCTTTCGGGTCGAAAAGTAGATTTGAACCTCGTCTCCATACAAGTTCTTTGCTCGTTTTAACACCATATCCGGGTCGCTAACTTCATATATATTCATATATATTATACAAGAGTTTTTTTTCAAAAACTTTTGTCTGTGTATAATATATATGTACATTCTATCCATAGTTCGCCACGATATCAATCACGGAGAAATGGATATATTCCTGCCAATGAAAGTACCTACAAGGTCTATGTGCGAAATAGCATTCACAGATGCGGTGAACGAAGACAAACAATGTTTATCGAGAGACTACGAAGATGATGAATTTGTAGAGAATAATTTTGAATATAAACACAGAATAGATGAACTCGACGGATTGCTTCATATCAATAAGCGTCGTGCAACCGATTAATCATAAAAAAACAACCGATTAATGTCGTCCAAAATACAAAAAATCATAAACTGCTCGTCTAGAGTAAGTTCATACATATAAATTAGAGTTACATTTTAATTCTAATTTATAATTCAATTAAAAAAATAACGGCGAAGATGAAATGGAAGAGTCGTCCCCAAGAAATTTGAAGTTTGGTAAATTACCTACACCACTCGATATAGATTGGTATAAATACGTCCCCGTTTCAGCGGTTGTCCCGCCAATCGTTACTTCTTCAAAGACGGGCTCTGCCAAAGTCACATAAGAGAGTGCTGAATCTTCGGTATTGTATGTATTATTAGAGCCACTTCCCGCTCTGCTAACCAATACATTGACTATACCCTTTTTATTCCCAATATGACTCCTTGCACCACCGCTGTATAGACCACATCCCGACGCTTGAAGTTCGTAAGACCCAGCATCAAGTCGTGAATTAATACTGAGAGGAGCTTTATACACGCCGACAATATCTCCACTCTCGGATGACGCAATGGAACTACGATTTATTTCAACTCCGTCTTTTAACAATATAAGATGACACGCTCCCAATGCGGAATATCCAATCACTGGTCCAGCGGAAACACCAGCATCTGAAAATCCACTTTCTGTGAAGCATTGAAATTGAACTTGGGCATTAAATATGGATCCATCTTTGCCGGAAGCTATGTCAAATGTATCTAAAGTAAAAGTAGTTAAAGAACTTTCAATAACATTTCCGCTAGTCGTGTTTGTGTTGGTTAGTAACGTATCATTCCACGTAAAGTCATCGCTCCATTCCATAGATTTAAAAGTGGAAGAAAAATCTGAAGTGTCACTTCCGGTAAAGTCTGTGGGTTCAGAAACACCATCAAATTCGGATGCTCCCATAACCAAATTAAACTCGCCTACATTATCATTAATATAAATTGGTTTATTGATGTAATATTTACCCGCTGTGTAGTTAGATGTCGTAGGAGTAGTCGACACGAAGGAATTCGTTACGTCTAAAACAATTTCTTGGGTGGTACTATCTTGGTCAGTATAATTCAAGGCAAACTTCTCGTGAACATTCGACAAAGGAAAATACGCTTGATCTGTTTTAAATTCAAAAGCAATCTCTCCTGTAATTAAATAAAAACCTGATTCAAGCATACTATCGTATTTTGCTACTTCTAAAGTGGTAGTTCCTGTATGTTCGTTTGTGTCTTCAACCATTTCATATTCAACCAATTTACCTCCATCAATACACCCATCACGAAGCGTTTTTAAAGTTCTCATATATACTAAGTTAAGATAAAAAAAAGTGTTACGTGTTTATAAATCCTTGCTAAAAGTCAATTTTCGTTGTGTGAGAACCAGTTGCGGGTATGATTTCATAATAGTAGTCCATCTACTTTTGACATTTTTCAACTTTTCAATTTGTTTCTTGTCAAGTCCTAAATAAGAGTCCAACAAGTATTTTGAAGATTTCCCCCCCATCGCATTCATAAAAAAGGTTACACTATGCGATTCGGTCAAAATAAGTTTGGTAGCTTTGCCGTTACAAGCCGTATGCGTCGTGTAAACCACACTCGTTCCAGTGTGCCTTCCTGTTGTGAGTGCTTTGTCTAGTATTTCATAAACTTTCTTTAAAATCGGTTTGCTTGATATACAATCAACGTCGTCGAATATGAGTAAACTATCTTTAAAATCGTCGATTGAAAATTGTTCTCCAACAAAGTCATCATCGTGTATTTTAAACCGCTTCACTTTCTTTATTTTGTCCAATACCGCATCATCACCAACCGACGAAAATAACATAACCTCATTTCTCGGATGCTTTTTTATGTATTGTTTTATGTATTCGGCACTATAATACGATTTTCCGCTTCCACTAGCACCAGTTATATACAATATGTCTCGTTCTTTGTTACTAGCAACTTGCTGAAATGATTGGTGTGGTTCTAAATCAATTGTGGTATATCCGTTTCGAACTTCGCCATCCAGCTCCGGATCGGATAAATAAACAATTTGTTCCTTCTTTGTATTCCTTTTATCGTATAATTTTAGCAATAGGATTACCAACGGATTCGAAATTCAACATTATATAAAGATTAGATTTAATTTTTATATGATTCTATGAAAAGTAATATAAACCTAACTAAAATAATCCAATATCTATGATTGAAATAACCAAAATAATGAATTACTTAAAAAGAACTAATCCGAAACTATTTTACGAGATAAAACAACTACAATACATCAAACAAGTTTAAAGTCCTTTTTGTGAAATGAATCGTTTGGCTTGTTCGTTGATGTTTTTTTTCAGCGTTCTAATTTGTCTCCTTAATAATGGTTTCATTTCGTTCTTCTTTTTCTTTTTACTTATTTCTTCTAAATCGTTCACTACTGGAAAAGCGGATATAGTTTCTTTAAGAAGTTGTAGACTTTCACGTATTTCTGTTAAATTAAACTTTGAACTATCCAACACCAACAACATCGTCTCTAAATCACTCTTACATCGGTATATGAGACCATTAGGCGAAGTTAAAATATTCGAGCAAAAGTTCTTGTTTCTGTGGTTCTTCGTTTTAAGTTTTAACAAACTAAACATTCGTTTTAATGCTTTCATATAATTTCCGTCTCGAACTTCCATGGCGTATTCATTTTTAATATTTTCAACGATTTCTTCTAGAGTCATAATAGACATATTTGGTTCTCCATCTAAATAAATGTTGTATACTTCTGTAATCTCCACAAATCGACCCGACACTAAAGCCACAATGTCCATTTTTATCATCGACTTATGTCGTAACGCTTCCGCAAAACTCACACCTTGATTATTATTGTTCTTGATTTCTTCATACGTCCAGCGTAACGAAACACCATTTTTTTCACCACATTTAAAGTCTGTAATGACTACATTGTCTGACCGCTTTACCACTTCAAATACGCTCTTAAAATGGTTATAAATCATTGTATCGCTTTTACCACTAACGTTTTCAAATAAGTCATAATCCGAATAATAGATTGATTTTTTGATAGACGCTGAACCTACTACATTCACTTTGGATTCGAGAGACATTAGTTTGCCGATACTGGCTACCACATTATTGTATTCTTTCATTATATAATATACCATAAAATAATAAAGGGCTACGGTTCATTTGGGTTTAAATTAATAGATGATCGGTCATCGATGGTTGAACCCATATTCTGAATGAGGTTGTTTAATTCGCTATATTTCTTTTGGAGTCGCTTGAATATGACATCATACTTAGATATCTCAGGTGAAGCAGACGATACACTGAAGTTCTCTTTTATGGTTTGAGCGTCGCCTTTAAGTGCTTCTTGTAATTCACTATCGATTTCAATCGTCCATTGTGATAGTTTACTTTTAAATGTATTG